CTGTTACTCCAACAATTGATGGATTTTTATATGTAATGGGCGGCAACGTAGGATTTAATCAAATGGTTTTGAAGGATTGGGACGGTGTTATCCCTACTGAATACATTGAATATAAAAAGAGTCTGCTTCTTAATTCTGAAAGATTAAATATACCTATTCCTACCAGAGTTTCTGAATTGGAAAACGATTCTAACTATGTAAAATCAAACGAATTGCCTTCTGTTAATGAGATTTTAGAATCGTTCTATAGCTCAAATGTTTATAATAAAGATAATTCTGATGCATATATCGAGGATTATATGCTTACGTCAGATGGAGCATTAACGCAGTATGTTGGTAGAAGGGTTGTTAAAGTGCCTGTCAATTATGGTGATACAGTTTGTTTCTACACCTTAAATTCTTCAAAGACAACATTTGGTGCTGTTGCAACGAGAATAGCAATGTATACAGAAGATGGAACAAACCTTGGTATCTTGTCAAACAATGACAAAAAAATGGTTACAATAAATAACTCAAGTTGCAAATACGCATATATATCTCTTTCAAATGACGAACAGAAAGAAAAAGGTATGATATTTATCAACCTTGGAAACGTATCCGCTACATTTACACAGTACATTCCTTATTACAAAAGAACAGTTGTAAAGGCTGAAAACATTTCAAGTCAATGGCATGGAAAGAAATGGCTTGCTTATGGTGACAGTATCACGGCAATATCGAACGGTGAAATGTCCTGTGGATGGGCGAGATACGTTACAGATGTGTTGAATTTTGGTGAGTTCTATGGCAGAGGAATTGGTGGACAGACTTATACATGGAATGATTACACTTTTTATGCAAATAACGATGGCTCTTACAACAGCAGAGATACATCGCATAATCCTCCAATAGGCACAACAGAACACAGAGGATGTTTTTCTTCATGGGATAGAATCAAAACCATGATACCAGATTCAATTGCAGACACTATTGATATGATATTCCTTATGGGTGGTACGAACGATATAAACGGAGTCGAAGAAGTCGGCGGTGGTTCTGTCATTGAATATGAAATACCTATTTGGTCAGCAACTAACACAACGGATACTGATTGGGTTTCATCTACCCAATATAATGGCGGAGATTACGATGTAGCAAAGTTTAGTGGAGCAATAGCATCTACTATCATGAAACTACAGACAAGATGTCCTAATGCTATCATTGTTATTGGAACTCCTTTTTCAAGGTGGTCGAACAAACTCAATTTAGAAATAAAAGGAAAAACTATGTTTGATGTGGCGGAAGTCGAAATGAAAGTAGCAAGATTCATGTCTATGCCACATATCGATGTAAATGGATTCTGTGGAGTTAACGGATTCAATAGTACTGAATATCAGCCTGATGGAGTACATCCTAAAACAGAAAAAGG